GGAATTCTCCCAGTCACCCACTTAACCCACGGCAGGTCGAACATGGCAGTTGGAAGTCCAGCACATGCAGCCTCGGTTACGGCCAGGGGGTGCGCTTCTGATAGGGAAGCCATTGCAAAGCAATCAGCGGCCTTTAGAAACGTCGCTGGAGAGTCTTGGGCTGTTATCACGTTCAGGCGATTTGGAAGCCTCTGGTGCCATCCTGCAAGCTCCTGGTCGTCATAGAATTTACGGGGACCAACAAGGAACAAACGATACCGAGTGTCGAGCCCGCGAACTGCATCGACTAGACACCCAATGTTCTTGTCGGGCATGATCCGGCCGAAGTAGAGCACCATTTTCTCGTCGTGGTAAATCCCCAGTTGCTCCCTGGCCTTTTCCCTTGACAGTTCCGTGTCCACTCGCTCCAGGTCAGCCCCGTTAGGGATCAGCGTCACATTCTCCCACTCCTGCGGCGAGAACTGCAACCGACAGGCATCTGACACGGCAGCTATCTTGTCGGCGGTTTCCAGTGATGCTTTGGCGAGCAGGCGAATGTAGGGCGTGTTAGCTGCCGCGTGGTGAACGTCGATCAGCTTGGCGAATACTCCGGCCGACTTGCACTCACCCCAAATCTCCTTCAGTTCCGCAATTCCCCACGACAGAACGGCATCGACATCTCGAAAAGCCTCCGCTGCGTGCGACCTGCCGTCAAAGAACGTGACCTCACTTGGAAGTCCGTATCGCATGACGGGATTCCAGTCGCCGCGATCCCTGACCACAACTGACGTGAGCTTGACGTCGGGCGGGAAGTTCCTGGCGAGAGAAAGCATCCATCGCTCTGCACCGCCCATCCAGAATCCGGGCGTGAGGAAGCCGACGCGAATAACTCCCGTCATCGGCATTCCGCTCTCCAGGGGCGGATCGACCCAGGGCTGCTCGTGCAGGATGCAGTGCGAGCAGTGCCACCCCTTCCAGTTCGCCTTCAATGCCGTCTGCGTGTCAGGCTTGTGCCTAACCGCGAGATGCGTCTCGTTATCTGGATGGCGACATACAGTCACCGCCTGATCGCCTGAGCAGCGACAAGCAAGTAGTGATCCAACTTTGCGACCAAGAAACTGGCATCGCTCCGGCTCAACTTGAACTTGCGAGTTTGACTTGCAGTTGCGACGTATTGTTTTTGCAGCGCGATGCGGCACCTGCAATGTGTCCCCGCAGGTTGAGCATCTTATCGTCGAAACGCCTCCATAGTCGGAGATAACTGAGAAGTGGCACTGCTCTACGGCAGGAATGTGAGTGTGATTGTTGCTGGAAATCGGACTCCCCATACCTTTCCATCGGGTGTACAGACGCTGGTAATTTCTCGCAGTTCGTCGCCAATGCGTGTTAGTGTAAACGTGTCACCACTGCAAAGGTCTTCGTCGGTGGAGTAATTCACCACAGTTGCCCCTGAGCAGGAAAACGGTGGAGACGTTGAGACAAAACCCTGGACCTCAAATGACACATGCAGCGTTCCTGGTCCACCTAGCAGCGAACCGGATATGTTGTAGTTCTGGACGACATACGGAACCGCCTCCAAGAACTGGCATTGCGCAGAACCGGAGAATGTCGAGCACGCAACACCAGACGCTAGCTCCGCTAGAAACGCAACAGGAGAGTCGGCCTCGCAGAACCCACCAGTACACTCGCCGCTCGTCGGGCAAGCCGTCACACCGTCCTCGAAGTGTATGGCAGAGTCAAGCTCAATCAACACCCACTGGTACGTTGCTGGCGTCCCTTCACTGCAAATATAGCATGGCGTGCCGTAGTCGTCGCATGGAGTGCAGTTGCGCTTGAGGATAGACACGGCGTCTGTTCTTGCCACTTGGATGTTACTGAGTGTCAGAATATCTGAACCAGCGGTGAATACGACAACACCCGCCGATGGCTCAGGCGGCGGAGTGCAGGCGTACTCTTGAAGTGACGTGCCTACGGTAATCTTCACGGAGTCAGTCGTGTAGCAGATTGACAGCGAAGACGATGCCAGTGGTGCATAGATAGTTGAGGCACCGGAGCCATTGACCGTCACAGCGACAGCCTGCTCTCCAGATAGCGACTTAGAGAAGCTAAGTGTCGTCGTACCGTCCGACACAGAGAACGACGGTGCAGTTGCTGACCAGTCTATGTTGTAGTCAAGGGAAAGCGAGTAAATCTCTGGAACCTGCGCAAGCCAAGTAACGGTCGTGCTAGTGAGTTCAAGATCGCCAGATGCGTTTCTGGTGAACGTCCCGCCGCTGGAAGTGTACGCCCACGTCCCAAGATCATGCACGCCAGTCGGATCGTAAGCGTAGGTGCATTGTCCACAGTATGGGCACGAGCCGCTATCCGGCCCAGTTATTGACCACACTAAGTCGTCCCAGCGGGCATAGCCCTCGACAGCTTCGATCTGTGGAATCATATCGCAGGCGTTAATTGCCATTGCGGTGAGAGTGTATATCGCGCCAGTTGGCGTCTCGATTGATGTGGTCAGCTTGCGATAACTCTTCCACATTTCGACGCCAAAATAAAACTCCACCGACTCCCAGCAGAGCGTGACCTGCAACTGCGGCTCGCCCGATGCCCATGCTGCTCCACCAGCATAGTAGGTGTCCATGTCGCCGATAGTGAGTTCATCGGTAAGCCAAGTGTCAACTCCTGCAACTCGATTGCCAAGCCGAATAGAAGCCGTGAATGCAGCGTAATACGCGAGCTGCACAAACACGCCATCGTCAATTGCACCTGGGATTGCATTGCGCTGTCCAAGGTACAGCCTGTGCGTGTTGGGGTAGTGCGTGTTGATCGGCGTCCACTTCACAGTCACGCTGCTTGAACGTGGAAATGGCGTTGGTGTTCCCAGGTAGTCGATTGTTATTGTGTGCGACGCTGGGTTGGTTCCGCAGGATGTCTCTCGGGTTAGTGTTGCTGGATAGTTGGTGTTTTGAAGAGCGCCCTCGCCGGATGCCGTTGCCACAATATCCCAGTCGCCAACATCTTCATTCCAGTCGTTGCCAACTGTATCGCCAGCGGTCCTGTTGAAGTCATCCTGGCAGACAACGCATCCCTTGCAGCATTTGCATTTGAAAAACATTAGCATCCCGCCGCATAAATTGACCACTCACCGCCGATCTCTTCAATGTAAACCTTGGTGTTGATGGTGTCCAGGTCAGAGAAATCGTTTGTCGCCGTAACATTGATCGTCGTGTCAACCCATGCCGACGTGTGAACACTCACCGTCCCAGACGAACCGGCAGTTATCGGGGCATCAATCTTTGCCTTAACTCCGCGATTGACCTCGTGCTGGATCGCGCGAACACAGTCGATGCCATTGACCGTCTTGTAGGTTCCTGTTACCAAAAAACCATAATACGTCTTGGCGAGCGTCCATTGACCTGACTTGACGCCCCATCGCTCCCCACGGACTGGCGTGCTTCCACCAGTGTCATACGCGACCCATCCGTCAGAGTCAACCATCCATGTTGCCCATCCATATTCGTTGTTTGCGACTTCTCCGCTGACGTTGACGAGGACGAGCTGATACAAGTCTGTCGTTGGCTTGACGATCTTGAAAAAGATTCCCTCTCCGTCAGCCGTCTTGTCGGTTGCCGACACTGCCATGACCGAACCATAGGGAACAGCTTCTCCAGAGATATTCTGGAATCGCACGGTTGGGATTGTGTCAGGTGTAAATCGAACATAGGCTAAACCGCTCGATCCCGTGTTGATGTCTCCAACAACTTTGACTCCATAGTGCGAGTGCTGGAGAACGAACGAGTCCTTCTGCGGCCCGAGTATCTCACCCGCAACCGGGACACTGGACGTGTTGATTTTGGCGTAACAAACAACGGAAAGAGTGCATACACCATAGTCATTGGCAGCCACCTCCTGTGGTCCGTTGATTGCGAATCTGACGTAGTGTGATGTGGGACGCTTGCACTTCAGGTACTCGACAGTATCGCTGTCGTCTGTTTGCGAGTCCTCAATTTCAATTACACCATGCGGTGGAATCGTCGTCGATCCGACATTTTTGAAGTCGATCCACGGCATTCTATCGAATTGTGCTGTTCCGGTTAGTCCGTTCATGCCAGCACCTTCACTGCCCCAATAACAACATCTCGTTCGCGGTTTGCCTCAGAGCGAGAGTATACATCAAATTCCTTGACGCGGCTTGCCTCTGTCAGCGGTAGTTCTCCCTGTGCAACCACATGCTTTACTTGGGCGACGATTCCAGTCGGATCGCACGAAACAATGCCCTCGTACTGCATGTGGATCATTTGTTGCTCCGTGTATCTGCGAAGGTGATTTGTTTTGTAGGCGTTCGCCTCTGCCGCAACAGATGTTGTGTTGTCGGCTGCCGAAGGGTAGGTTGAATAAATTGGCTGAATCGAAGCGACTACGATGACTTCATCCTCGCCAGAGCCACCAACCGAGCCACTGACGCTGTACGTTGCATACTCTGTTCCATTTCGCAGGTAGTGCTTCGCGACAATGCCAAGGTCCGCCTCCGCAACTTTATTGGAGTCGGTCTTGAACACCTGGGCGTCAAGGCGAATTGTGCTTGATGATTCAAAAGTCGGAAGAAGCGGCACCTTGCTATCGCTTGGCGTGTTGGCGTTCCGCATGTTCTTGGGCCAATACACGCCAAGTAAGTACGGAAGGCAGCCCTCGTAATTTGCGGCTGCAACTAATTCGTACTGGCTAATGCTGGAGACTGTAAATGGGGCCGAAGCAACAGCAACCCCACCAGCCCACTGCGCTTTAATCCTAAACAGCCTGAACAGATCGCGGTGCGCAAGGTATCGGTCAGTTGCTGTCAGCTTCAGGAAGTTAAGCGGGCTCTGCTCCTCCCATCCGGCTGCTGGTTTATAGGACAGGCTGCCAATAACCTTGAGCGTATTATCAGTGTCGTATGCCACTGCCTCCAGTCGCAAGCGAGACTGAAATAGCGTGCGACCAGTAACAATCTTGACGCTGGCTGGAATGTCCTTGCGGTTCACTGAGTATTGATTGACCACCTTTCCAGACGACGGCAAGTCCGAGCCGTCAGAGTATTTTACGACATTGAACACGTCATCTGCCGGGACAACGATATGCGCCGTCAGCTTGCACAGTTCCTGCAATAGGATGTCGGCACGCCCCTCGTAGTCGATGGCGGGGTACATGCCGGTTGCCATGCCAGCGACGCTGTATCCAGACTCACCCATCGCATCCATACAGAGAGACGCGATCTCTGAAGGCTCTTTTTTCGTTGCAGCAATGACCGCACCAGCAGCGTCACGCTGGTTTGCCCTGATGGATATGTGCGAATTCTTCCAGTTCCAGCGTCGGTCGAGGAGTGTGACGACCTGTCGGGCGTTTTCCCTGTACGGTGCCTCCTCCATAAACTGCGAATAAGCAACAACGCCAGTCCATGTTCGCGTGACAGCACCAAATGCCATAGAGAATGACCCGACAGCGCCCGTGATTGTGGCCTGCGGCTCGATGTACATAATTGCAGCGTCCGGCATTACACCACGAGAGCGGGTGAATGACGCTGATCCGACGATTGCGCGACCAATCGAAGTGAACTCGGCTATGGCAATTGGTTCTGGCATTACAGCAAAATCGGTGCGTTCGAGGAGAGGTCAGAGCCAGCGACAAAATGGTATGTCCAGCTCGAAGGGTACTCGATAGACACCTTGCCTTTGTAGCTTGGAGTTCCGAGCGTAAACCGCCGCATATCAGCAAGCTCGTAGGCTGTCGGCGGCGAGAACATTGGTCCGTAATGGGCAACGTATGCGTCGAGCCCGATTGCAAAGCCAGACTGGACTATCCGCTGAACAGTATACTGATTGACCTGCGTGATGGTTGGTGTGCCAGTTGGATACTCGCGAACTCGATACCGCGATCCTCCCGTCCCAAGATAGGTCACACTGTCCTGGTAAAACAAAATCTCCGACTCAGTGTCAACGACATCCTGCGATAGGACGATTGAGTACGTTCGCTTATTCGCCAGTTCCATTGGAGAGCCGACAGGCCACGACCGACTGACTACCCGAACTGGCGACAGGGCGTTCGGGTCATCTGGGTCAAGGTAGTGCGGTGTCAGCGTTCCGGCGTTGTCGTATAACCCCGCGTGATTGTCATTGACGGAATAGGCTGCAATTAGCGCGTTGACCTTGGAGATGACATCTGCCTGAGAGGTTCCTTGCAGCACGCCGTCAAGGTGCATGGTGCGAGTCAGTGAGAATCTCTTGCCGCGTCGAGAGTAGTTTGGGCGAATATAGAACCGCGACATCAAGACTTCGCCTTGGTCGTGCGTGTGTGTTCCATATTTGAAATAGCTTGTCCCCATTAGTACCTCGCCCTAATCAAGCTCTCCGTCACCGACTTCAGCCTGGCAATGTGCTCTTGCAAAAGACTTGCCTCAATCCCGGCGTTGGTGATGACTGCCTCGCGGAAGTCGGAGTTCGCCTTATGAAGGTCGCCCCACTTGTCGGAAGCGTTGTCGTTGTCGGCTTCCTGCGTCGGGAATGTAAACTCGTCGTCGTCGGCTCCCGAGCGCACATTACCTTGCGGCTGTTGCAGCATGGCGCGAGTCTGGTTCATTGCCAGTCGCGACTGACGAGCCTGCCTGCGATCCGCAGCACGCGACTGCGGCGTAGGCTTGGCAGTTGCACTCGCTTTGGACGGTATTGGAGACGCCAGATTGGCTGGCATGGATGCTGTGTAGTCGTCCTGCTGCGGCGACAGATCGGGCATCTCTACGTCGCCGGGGGCATCTGGCACGCTGAGCATGTTACCAAACTGATCCATGTCGGACTGCGACGATGCAGCCAATTGACCCCCATCGGCCGGAACTCGATTAAAGTCCAGCGGGTCACCAGGGAAGCCATCGACCTTAGACGGGTCAAGGGCGTCCTGAATGTGATTCTCCAGCGAATACGCCTCGTCGAGGTCGCGAGGGACTGGGGTGTTTGTTGGATCAAACTGATTTAGTTCGTCGTCCATATTACCCCTTCTTGTTCGTAACCGCTACCGATGGCGCGGCTGCGAGAGTGTAGGCCACGAGCGGGAAATCTGTGTCAATCTCTTGCTTTCCCTGGACGACAGGTGTTGGAATAAACGCCTTGAGATTTGGGAACGCGAACTTCGTGTAATAGTCTGCGTTGATGCGAAACTGCAAATACCCAGGAACACCAGCCTTGAGCTTGGCACGGTATCCACTATTGGCAGATGTGTAAGCGCTTCCAGTTCGCAAGGCAATTGTACGGCTGCCAGTACAGAATGACGTTGCGTTGGGGTTGTTGACCCAGCGGCGAGTGATGTTATTGTCGATGTACAGCTGAAACCACTTCATCTCCACGTCGGTTGGAGTTCCGTCGATGGTAAGGTTTAGCTGCGTGTCGCTATCGAAAGTATAGATGGCCGCATCGTCGCCAACCGGAAGATTAACTGCTGGCAACGTGAACGAGATTAACTGCTCCGTCTCCAGTTTTGCAACAATTTCCAGTGCGACCTGTATTGGAGAGATGTTCTCGCCACGCCCAGACTTTCCGCTAATAATAGCGCGATTGACGTAGCACTGGCTGTACTGAAAGATTCCATTCACTTTATTGAGAAGGATGTCGAAGTCTGGCAGGGTGACGGCTGGCAGAAAAGTTGTCACGCCAGCGACTGTTGTGCCATCCCCACCAAGAATCGACGACATCCAATGATGAAACCATAGCGGGCTTGGATTGCCCACCAAGACTCCATCTACTGGGTGCGCAGTCTCACTGGTTCGCTCGCCGATCTGTTCGAGCGTTCCAGTGATGCCCATGTTCGCTTCGATTTTCGCACGGTCTCGCATCGACTCAGACAGAAAGTCCCATCGCTCGATGTCGAGTGCAGTAGAGAAATTGCGAATTGCCGTGCCAGCGCGAGAAACAAAAAGCGTGCTTAACGCACCTTGAGCGCACTGTTGATTAGTTGTCATGGTTTCCTAGCACACCTTCTCCAGTTGGTGATTACCAAGCTGGACGTTTTATAAGTTCCACCGCGCACTTCCTCTTGATAGGTTCCCATGCGCGATGATGTGATAATTTCTGTTGTTCCGTCAGCCGCCGCGATCCCCAGTCTCTTTTGCTGGAACCAGCGGCTCATTTCCAGCATTATATCGCCATCACTACCAGGATCATCCAAGAGTGAGTGAGGCCTCCCGGTGTTGCTGATAAAATTGACGACAATTCCAAAGTCTTCGCTGTTTACGGTTCCGGCCGACTCAGCGATTTTTGATGGAACCAGGATATACCCCTGAAGCGCAACGCCTTCATCCTGCCAGAACCTTCTGGCGATTGTGATGTCGGCGTTGGGAATTGCATTAGCTGCTATTGCGGCCTCGACAATCACCTTGCAGGCATCCAGGTAGCTTGTGACAAGTCCGCTCATTACGCATCAATCCCAATGATCGAGGTTCCGTAGGAGAGAGAGCTTGCAGACAGGTTGAGTCGCGAGAACGATGGCAGGCGACTATCACCCTCAAGCGCCTTAATGACAGCATCGCGAGCCTGGGCCTCCAGCATCGGCAGGTCTTTCTGGCGATTGCCAATGGACGCAGCCTCGTATTTGCAGATAGCTCGAAAGGCTCCCATCATCGAGCCATACTCAATGTCAATCGGATCAGAGATGATCGCGTTCACGTTGGTCAGTGTGCTCGATACAGTGCTATCAACCTCAATCGACGTACTAGACGTGAAGGCGGTTATTACTCGCTGTTCAAAATATGGATTGTCGCCAGCAATGCCGGTTGGAGGGTTGGCGTCCGATGCGAAGCGGATAATACTCCCGACACATCCCTCAGTGAACCCCGAGCCAGTCACCGTTGTCGTTCCGGTGGTAATGCTGACACCAGTGTAAAGCTGGCGGTCATAGCGAAGCTGGCGTGGCTGGCGCGAATACTGAAGCTCGTAGGTGCGCGAGTCTCGCGGCACTGGTACGAACATGATCCCCAGGCTTCCAAGGTAGTCCTGGTCGCCACGGATCACGGCGTAGAGCGGTTCGCTGGGAGAAATTTGCAACTCGTATGCCGTGTCGAGTCTGGCTCGAATATCCAGGCTGCGGGTGTAAACCGTGTCCACCAACCCCTCGGCGCTGCGGAAGTCCACTGGAAGTGGGTACATTTCCTGAAACAGCAGATAAGCTGATCCTGCGGCAACATTCTCCGCAGGTGCGGAGTTTACGGTCAGCGTAAGCTGGGTTGCGCTATCTCGGCTGGCCACTGAATACACAGCCTTGCTGGTCCCAAACCGAATCCGACCAATAGATGCCCAACTGGGAAAACTCCCACCAGACAATGTTACAACTCGGGTACTTGCGTTGTAAGTCACTGTCCCTGTAGAATATGGGGACACGGTAGTTAGATTGACTCGATTCTTGTAAATCGACCAACCCGACGAACATCGGTTGTACAGATTGCGCAGGGCCTCGATCACTGCCGAGCGGCAGTTTCGCACTGTGGATGTGTTGGAACGCGACTGTCCCTGCCAATCAAGCAGGAAGTCAACCGCATCGCAGAATGTCCAGATTTGTGTTTGTGCCATCCGAGGGAACCATGTACTACTTCTACACGCGCGCTTCAACTGACTTGCAGAGCGACTCCAACGCCCTGCAACTCAGCCAGATTTACTCCGCAATAAAATCAGACGCTACATTGCAAAAGCTCCTTACAGGGCATGAGTTTGGAAGGTCGTTCGACGATCCTGCAAGTTCTCGCACAACCCCAATGATTAGCAGGCCGCAAGGGTCGCTATTAGTGCAGGCATTAACTCAAGGGGGTCCGCACGTCCTCATTATAACAGAGCAGCACCGCTTTGGAGGGAACCCCCGAGATTGGCTAGATTTTCTGGAGTTTTGTGTTGACTTCGACGTTGTTATCTACGACGTGAATTCGCAGCAGATTGCCACGAGCCCAAACCAGCGGCACGTCACGACCACAAACGCTTCCGGCTATGAGGAGGGTATTCGCGTGCTGCGCGGCCTGTGCCGTGAGAGGAGCATTGCCCGCGCAAAGGCTGGTCTGACAAATACGCACTTCGTTCCGCATGGGTGGATTGCAGTTATGCGCAAGCCGAAGGTAAAGCGAGGCAAGCCGTACCGAGAGATGATTCCATGCCCCGAGGAGAGGCTGCACATCAAACAGCTCTATGACAAGTGGCAGGCCAGCGTTGACCCTCGCAAGCGATTCCTTGGGCATGCCAGAACAACACCCGGACTGGTTGCTTGGTTTACCGACATGTCAAGGCACCACAAGCAGCAACTCCGGCGATACCAGAAGCATCAAGATTCACCGGAGTATTGGACGAGCGGGGCCATGGAAAAAGCGTTTCGTGCTCTGCGAGAAGATTTCCCCATCTTCAATAAGGACGAGAACGAGGCGCGACATCTAACGCGAGAGCGTAACCGAAGGCGATCTAACCGGGGCTATGTCTATCCACTACCGCCTCACGCAGTTCGCCGATCTTCAGCTTCCCGGCCTTTACCCGCGAGCGAACCTCTGGCTTCTTGAGTTCGTCACCAACCTTTTCCTTGATAATCTCTTCGCTGAGGGCGATCTTCTTTTGCTCGCCCTTGGGGCGTTGATTGCCGCGAATCTTCACAACACCGTCAATGTCCATCCCCTTCGCCTTGCACGATGCGGAAATGTCATCAATACTGCCAACCCATGCGGCTGGGTCGTCGTAACGACCAAGCGTGCCTTCGTAGACCTTGCCGTTTGTGTTGATGCCAGCTTCCTTGGCGACTTGCAGCGCTGCCTTGCGGAGCCCTGGAGGCCAGCCAGCGAAGTCCGCGAATGCGGTTTGCTGGTAGGCTCGATCTGTCCTTGCTGTCCCTGGAGGCTGTTGGAGTGCGCACATTGCAGCCCATTCAATATCCTGGTCATTGCGCATGCACTCGTTATAAATTTCGATTGCTTTGGGGCCGCGACGAATCACTTGTTCGTGAATACCAGCCTCAATATCATCCCACGAACGCGCCCGCTGCGCTCGCTTGCTGATCGCCTTCTGGCTGGGTTTGAGAAGGATTGTTTTGGCCATTTTCTGATTGTCCTTGCTGTGGTGGTTGTGGTGGAGGTAGCGGCATTGACAGCGTGAAGCCATCGGCGCTCAGGTCGTTTGCTTTGCACCATGCCGTAATGTAGGCGTTCATTGGGTTCATGTCGCCGGTTGCCATCATGTACTGCTGATAGATCGGCAACGCGACCTGTCCGAACTCCTGAATCTTCGCTGCCTGCTCAGCCTTATTTCGCTTCCGAGCTGAGCCCGCTTCGACAGTATAGCAGTAATCCCTGACAATTGAGTCGAACTGGTCTTGAACGACGCTCGTATCCCAGATGCTCGCTCCAAGCTCCCCGAGAGGGCCAATGACATCCTGCCCGCTCAGGTTCCAGCGTGCGCAGGTAATGAGCTTCATGCCCAGGGTTCCAAGGGCCGACTCAACCTTATTTGCCATGTCGTCTGGGCGGACGGACACGGACTGCTGCTTGTTATTGGCTTCTGCTGCGGATCGCATCTGACGAGACGACAGACCGTAGACAAGCTCTGTCAGGCCCGTCGTCTTGTCGATCAACTCCATAGCCTTCTCTGCCATCATCCAAACGGACTCGGTGATCGCTTCGGCATCAATAAACTTCACCAGCTTATCCATGTCTTGGGCGAGGTCGGAGCCAATTTCGATCTTACTAAATGGCAGGCTGCCAGTCTCAAGCTGGGACTTGAACTCCATCGCAACGCTCTTTGGAGTCACGACGTAGGTTGTACAGCTCGCCGCTACCTTGTCAGCCAGGAACGACAATATCCAGTTCACGAATCGCAGTGGACCAACTACCGGCTTGAAGATGGATATTGGCCAGACACTATTCGGTTTTTCGTAGAAGGCAAAGCGAACGAGAGGCCACCCACCTGCGAGGTTCTGGTCAACATAGAACGGCGTAGGCCACGACACAGCCTGCTCAAGCCCCTGCGCGTCTTGCAAGGCCCATGACGGCGCGTTAAGAGGAAACGGAATGCCAGGCGATACGACAATTCGTGCGTAGTCGCCAACCCACTCCATGTCCACCTCTTCGTCGAGCGTGTTCATTGGAACGTACTGAGAAGTGCCACCCCCAACGGATCGCTTCAGTCGGCCGCCAAATCCATTCTTCGAGTAAATCTCATAGTATTCGATTAGGTCGAAAGACTTGCCGTTGCTGCTACCGTCAACTTTTCGCGGCCCATCAACCGCTGGCGAGTAACTTTGCTCGGACGCCTGCTGTGACGCCGTCTTGCGCTGCCCCTGGAGAACTCCCGGGGGAAGCGAGAATTTACGCTCGACAAGGTTTACAGCTTCCCTGCGTCGGCGTGCGATCCACTGAACGTCGTCCCAACAGTTGGCATCTGGATCAACGAGAAGATCGTCGCACGACATGTACGTCGCCTTTGGGTAGCGAATGCTTCCATCTGGCGTTTCGTAAAGCTCAATCCAGGCGCAGCCAAGACCCTTCACGAGGGCCTCGGTGATGATGTTGTTGGCGTGCTCGCGAAGTCCACCCTCGCGAATGAGCCAGTTCGCGTACGATTCCAGATACTCCGAAACACTTGCCTTGCCAATCTCCTCCTGCATTTGCAGTTGGATCATCTGCATGACCATGTTTGGGTCAACGCCAGGGAAAGCCTCTGGTGCTGGAATCGGCTTCTTAATGTGATCTACAGTGAACACCGGGTTCTGGTAGTACATGCTCGGGCCAAACACGGCCACAGCGTCGAATATCTTATTGACAGACATTCTGAATCGCGGAAACGGTGCCGACTTATCAAGGAATCCGCTGTTGGCAGTTGGCGACGAGATTGGGTCACGCGCCATCTGCCACATATAATCGTGCGGTCCATCAAAGAAGTTAGATGCCTCTTTCGCATACTGCCCAAACAGTTCATGCTTCACCTTGTCGGCAATGGCAATTTTCTCCAACCACTCGTTGCACATTCTGCGCAGCGGGTGTGGCATATTCATTGCACGCGAGGCGTTGGCGGCTGCCTGGGCTGTTTGCTCTGGAGTCATCGGCGGATTACTTTTTTGGCGTTAGCTTGCGATTCAACTCGCTCAACTGAGCTTGCAAACCTTCAATGCGATCACCGAGCTGGGTAATCACGGATTCGGTCTGCTCTTTGTACTTATTGAACTCGGCGTGTGTTGGTCCGCCGTTCTGCGACACCGACTCCCAAGCCCCGTTGTCGCCAATGAAATCTCGGTCGTTGCATCGCGGATCGTCGATGTGGGCGACGGTATTCTTGCCGGTAGCGCTGCCCAAAAACTGGATGTCAATGGATCGACTATTGATGCGAATAACAACCGCTGGCTGTGGCGACTCGTTTCGCATGCGCTTCGCGGTGCGGTGCCAAACAACAATCTCGCCAACGCGAGGCACTGGCATATCGTACTTGGCGACACCACGCTTGAGAGACAATTCGTGAGGCTCTTTACGTGCGTAATCGCTTGCTACCGTCTCAATACCATTGGGCAACGTGACAACGCCCTCTTGAACACTAGCTGACATAATTCCTGCTTCCTTGTGGTGCTAGGTAAATGCCCCTGTCGCGAGTTTGACCCGCAGAGCCCAGGACCATTCTTTCCAAACGATCAATCAAACCCTTCGCCAATTGCAATGGCGTCAAACCCGCTTGTGGTGGAGGAGGCTTGTGAAACTGTAGGTTTGCTGCTGCGGCATACTCCAGCGTTTCTACGGCGTGAGTATTGCCAGTTCTGTCACCAGTGTCAGTGACAATTCCTCGAATCTTTTTCTTCTTAAACGCTTTCATCTCACGAACCAAGTTGGGAACCCGCTCGGGCACTACAACGATCTGTGGATGTCCATTGGCAAGTGAGAGGCATTCACGCAAGTTGGTCTCGCGACCGGCGATGTGATCGAGGCCAGCAAGGAAGCCGCTTCCGGTAGTGTGCGACTCAAGGCCAAGCTCTTTCAAGGCGGCGCTGTACTGCTCCTCGGGCAAGATGCCGGTTCCGATTTCGCGGAGCCTACCACCATGCTTGTCAATGATAAATGCGTGAAAATACCCCTTCTTTATCTTGGGCTCCACGGATTTCGCGAATACGCTTGCCGTGGCACCTTCGATGTAACATTCATCATAGCATACAATTTGGTCGCTCCCGAGGCTCGGTGGAGGGATGGCGTAGAACGTCACGGCGCAGACTGTATGCCCAGGGTCAACCGACATGTAATGGCACCAGCCTTCTGGGATTTCTCCCACTGTCCTGGTGAGTACCTTCTGAAGCGGAGTCTGGGTTGCCTCGTCGGGATTGATGGCACTGTGGGAGATTTCGCTGAATTGACCGTACATGCGAATAGTGTCGGTCGTGCGCTCACCAAGGGCTCGGCGACGATAAACGTCATGCCCTTGGTCCTTCCACGTTTTAATGACCTTCTGGCGGGCCTCGTCGGACATGTAAGGGTTGTCGAAGATCGTGGCCTGAATGACCTCGAAGTCCTTGTCGCCAGAGTCAGCCCGGTTACAGATCGTGTCGATGCAGGTGTTTTTTTCATGCGGCATTGCCGTCCAACGAATGCGACCGTTACGCATTAGGAGGCGTGCTGCCATTTCGTCGTACCACTCCGCACGCTCGATGTCTTCGTCGAAGTGAACTAGGTCAGCCTGGATACCCTGGATCACTTCGCCAGTGGAATTGCCAGCGTGGAGAACCCAGCCGTTCGTGAACTCCACCTGACTGAAGATGTTCTTTGACTTTTTAAGCCAAGCAAATTTCTTGACAAACCGCATTGGGATCAGTGGGGGGGCGGGCTTGGCTTCATCCTTGCGGTCAATGTCGGACTGCTCCCAGGGACGGTACGACCTCCACTCGCCAGTCTGCAAGTCCTTGATGATCTTAAAGGCACCCCGCTTGAAGAGGTACTTGTAAATTACAAGGCCAATGTGCCGCTCCTCGTAACCAACAACAATTGCAATCCCGTCTTCCTTGGGGTACTTGTTGTGCGGGTCTTGGCCTGTTACAGCGCGAGCAAGCTCAACAAACCCTGCAAGGCTATTGTGCGTTACGATATAATCCCTGGTAATAAACGTCCTGTCTGGCGATGTCACGCTAATGCAGGTGCAGTGGTGCTTGCCAATGGGCTCGATCTTGTAAAGCACTCTGTCATTTGTGGTTGACGTTGGAGCGAAGCACAACCTTTGCTTCCTGGCGAGACGAAAGCATTGAAGGTGTGGCAGCCTGACGCTGATTCGCGCGGACTTCATGCCACACTTCGTCTGGCCTTTATGCGTGAATTTCGTCACCCTCCACTTACATTTGGCCTTCCCGCCGAGCGACCTAACAAGCGCGATAAAATCATCGGCCATTACTGGAGAGGTTGTGCAATACTCCATTGCGCCACCAATGGATGTCTTGGTTTTTTGGGAAGCGCTGCCGTCTGTATCCATGAGCCCCTGGAGCAGCGCGAGACGTGCGTCAGCATCTGCAAATAAGTAGTCCCTTGGGATATGCTTCTCGAATGATCGCTTGCCGCAGAGCCCCAGTTCTCTTATTGCGTCAAGAACAACATTCTTCCCACGCGACAGCCCTCGAATACTGTACCCGTATTTTGACTTCAACTTAACGCACTCGGCTTCACGAGGAATTTCCCTGGAAACCTCAATAGCAATTTCTTTATCCGCAGTCGTGAACTGCACAACGCCAGATGACAGTCCCCCATCGCCCAGCAGGACGCCAAGGACGTATGGGCTCAGCGGCAGCCTCTTACCAGCGAACTGAATTGGCTTGACGACAGGGATTATTGCTCGCTTGCCTGGAGACGGATTAAGCCCGCCGTGCTCTATAATCTCCTGCGTCGTATGAATGCCCCAGCCGCCATCTCCAAATCGCTCACGCTTGCCAATCTTTGCCTTCCATAGGTGCTCTCCGCATACATCAACCTGCGACTGGTCATCAAAGTGCATGCGATAGCACTCGCGCTCTCCCTGTGGAAAAACGCCAGTGACTTGACACGGACTTCCGTCGCTTCCGTAAACCGTATCGCCTACGCGAAGCTCCTCAATAGGCACCCACCCCGCTGGTGTCAATACCGGCTCTCCATGTCGAACCGCCTTGCCGAATTGATTGCCAGCCATGAGCAATGTCACTGCTTTGGTGCTTGCGTGGTATCGCTCTTGGATTTTGTTGGGCACATAGAGACGCAGGGCCTCGCGCTTGCGACTTGCGATCTCTTCTGCCAGCTGGCGTATCTTGTTGTCGTCGTGGCTCATGAATCCAAATACCTGTCATCATCCACCGCTTGGTCCGCCAAGATGTCATCCACCTCCTGGCTTCGATCTGCAACGCGGGCCTGGGCCTCTTGCATGAGGCCAACCATCGTGGCCCGAAGCTCCTCGTCTGTCATTTCTCCCAGTCCGCTGCGATCCGAATTATACTCAGTCGCCTTGGCTGTGGCATTGGCTACCATGCCGAGCAGCTTGGAGCGGTTGGCACTTCCTTGTGGACTGCTATCAAACTCGGCCTTCACGGCGTCCGCAAATCCACCAGCTCCACCAAACACAGTCAGAAGTGAGTCGCTAATGTCTGCGATTGTTGCAGCCATCTTGCGTTTGCCAGCGACGGACACAGAGGAGATGACGCGCTGCATGGCCCTACTAGCCTTTGCTGCCTCGCCGATCTTTTCGAGGCTTCGACGCTTGACAGCCTCAGCTCGGCACGTCTTGCAGATCGCATGATAAGAGTCCGGTGCCTGCTTATCCCTGTGGAAGTAATGCTCGATCATGTCGAGCGGATAGCCTGTACCGCACGCAGTACACGCCTTTGTTGGGACGAAAATGTCCTCTGGCTTGGTCACTACGACCTCCCTGCTTTGCTCGATCCCCGGTAGTTTCACCATAATAAAAAAGAGCGACTACAGTTGCCCGTAGCCGCTCCTACCACACACACAAGAAACTTCGTTGCGGCCTCTATCAATTAGGGCCAGTACGGAATATCCAGCATCACCTTGCAGGTTCCGTTCGTGGAAATCGCAGCAACCTTGGCTTCCAAGGATTGCATGATGAAGTTGTCTGCCATTGCCTGGGCGGCAGTTGCGTCAGCGGGAGTGCCTGGATTTGCAGCACACCCACTGGTTGTCGCCACCAGCTTGCCACCGACAACAATGTTTCCATTGAACGCGCCGGCAGTTGATGGCAACGTGACATCGACGATACCCTTGATGACACCGTAGAAGATGCCGTTTGCAGGAACGCCAGTCGATGGCAGGTAAGGATCAGCCAGGACGACGACGGTTTGCCCGAGCGCGTCAGAAAGGCTGGTCACGGATTCAATGATGGCTTCTGGGGTCGATGCCCCAACGCTCAGCTTGTAGAACTTCTTGCCGTAGATGGTTCCGCCAGTCAGGTTACGAATCAGCACAACCTTGAGGATCGTGTTGTTGGAACGCTTCTTGGTGGTGCGCGTTGCAGGAACAACCTTCTCGACGCAAGTGCCAAGCCACTCGGCATTCACCAAGTTGCCAGCAGCGTCAACGCCGGAGTCGAAAGCTCCGAGCTTGAAAAATGCACCTTCACGATTCGACATGTTATAAACTCCGAAAATCGGTAGATCAGTTTGAGGGGAAAGTGCCACCCCAGCCGAAGCCAGGGTGGCGAGTGTTCATCGTTCAGCAGATTAAGTGCCGTTGACCAACTTGAAGAAGTTGCGAGGCGACTTGAACTGCAAGTTTGACAGGTTGCTCAGCACGAAGTTGTACTGGCTTGCCGTCTCGTCAACGATTGGCCCGACAAACTTATACATTTGGCTGTACATGCAGCGGAGCATGATGTTCCGAGGATTGAAGCCGTAGCCCAGCCCTGGGTCAATCGCGTGATCCAGCGAGACTTCAACGCCGTCAAAGTTGATGACGTTTTGGAAGCCGAGCTTGAGCAAGCTAGTCTCCGATTCCTTCGGCACAATACGCACCTTGTTCGACCAGTAGTTCTGGAAGGCTTGGTACAAGTCTGGTGCCAGCAAGACGTTGCTGATTTGCGTCTCAGCAGTCGTATTGCGTTGCGTGCGAAGGATGCCAGTACGCATCGCAAATTCGCAGTTGGCGGCCCAAGTGCCAGTTCCACTCAGCAGGGAGGTGTCGGTGGACTTGTAATTGATGATGCCAGGCGTCCAGAAGTCGTACTCAGGCGAGGAGCGACCGAGAGGCCACGAAGCACCGGATTCCAGATCGCCACCGTAGTTACCGCGATCCGTGCGAAGGCCAGCGTAGACCGTGCTTGGGGCAAGGAAAACGTCAGCGGCATTTGCCGTGCGGTCGGTATTGTCGTCGATCTTAATGGAGTTGCCAGCGGTTCCGAACAACGATTCAAAGCCGTGCCAGCTGCGGCTGTTGGCGGAAGTCGTTCCGTCAACAAAGCATTCAGTGGCGAGGTTGAACTTCATCGAATCGGTCATGCGTTGACCGAACGACTTGAAGATGTTGATGACCGCTTCAGGGCCTTTCGCCATCTCGAATTCGCGGAACTTCATGGCATCCGTGATTTGGTAGCCACGCCAATCCAGGTTCGCCAGCTTGTGCTGATCCTGTTGGCTGAACACGCGGGTCGTTTCACCCGTATATGTCTCAGCGCGGTGCATCTTGTACGCGACAGGCCACGAGAAACCGTTGCCACCTTCACCCATCACCTTGTTGCCAAGGCTTTCGATCAGGGCGAGGATTTGGTAGTTGCGGGTATTGGCCTGCTCAACCTCCCGAATAAACTTCGGGAGGATGGTGTTCCGAACGCGCTCATTGGTCAGCGTTCCGTAGCCTGGATAAGAAATATCGTTTGCCATTGCGGCCTTCCTAAGACTTAATTGACGAGAAATCCGCCGAACTCAGCCCGCAACATCTCACCCAAGTCGGGCTCGCGGTTGAAGGTCTGTGGAAGCGGCGTGTTCAGGGTTCCACCAGCTTGTGGGTTGTGGTTGATCGGTGCCTTCGCTAGACCATTCTTGGTGGCTTCGCGGAAGTTTTTGCGAATGGTTTCAGCCTGCGTTTGCTGTGGAGATGCTGGCTGGACTTGAGGGGCTGCTGCTTGCAGTCCGACAAACCGGCTCGCATACTCCCAGGCCATCTGCTGGTTCTGCATACCGTTCTGCATGAGGACGTTGATTTGGTCGTGCATCTGACGCCCAAGAGGTGTCAATGCGTTGCGGTTGATTTGGTTAGTGAACGGATCGCGCTCAAACAAGACGCCCGCGTACTTGTCAATCTCCGACTGGACGTAACTCTCGGTCTGTGCTCGCTGCTGGGCGACTGCTTGCTGCTCCTGATATTCCTTCATGCGAGCGGCGTAAGCGGTCTCAGCCTCTTCCCGAGCCTGCTCCCGAACGAGCTTCATCATCTCCTCGGGATTGCTCATTACATCCTGCCACTGCTCTTTCCACTGGCGGTAGCTGTTGAATTGAGCAATAACCTCGGGAGGCGTGTGCGGTGCGAAATCGTGCTGAATCGAGCCGTCCGCTTCAACTACCGGCTTGCCTTCGTGGTCACGAACTGGCTGCCAATAGGCGCGGATCAATCGCTCGTCAACTTGCGGCTTTTCCCAGGGCTTTCGCTGGGTTGGCTGCGGAACTGGCTTTTGCGCCTGCGAAGCCTGTTGCTCCATCTGGCGACGACTGGCGTGTTCGTATGCTTCTGCACGGATTCGGGCAGCTTCAAGCTCGCGAGCCTGGAGACTGCGTTGGTCTTGAAGCTGCCGAATACCTGCAATAAGACGTTGCTGAATTTCGTCAGGAGTTGCCGTCTCGCCAAACTCAAGGCCGACTTGTCGCGCTGCCTCGGTCAGGTTGAATTGCGGCGTCTGTGGCGTCTCGACTGCCGGAGCTGGCGTTTCCACTGCTGGAGTCGCGGCAGCTTCCAGGGTGGCAACCGGCTGGGCGGGCTCTGCGGATACTTCCACTGCCGCCGCAGCCGGTGCCTGTGCAGGGGTCGGCGTCTCCGTCGTCCCCATAGTCTCTGCGATAGCCTTCAGGTCTTCACTGTCAAAATTCGGCATAACCTCTTCCTTTGTGCTGTGGTGATAAATTCAAGTTACAGGTCGAATAAAACGGAAAACCTTAACCGTGGCGGAATTGTGGTAGAATGCAACTATCGACGGAAACATCAATAATCAACGGAGACTGCCGTGACTAGCGATAACGAGATGCTGCCCTTAAAGCGGCTTGGAGAGGTTTTGCCGAAGAAGGTGTCCTACGACACACTGAGAGGCTGGGCAATTAACGGCCGGAAACGCCGTGGAGATGGCGAGAGATTTCGCCTTGGTGTAGTGTCTGTTGGCGGGATTGACCATGCAAGCGTTGCAATGGTTCGTAGCTTCCTCGCCAAGATCGCCAACAAGACCGTCAGCGCCATGATCCTCGGTGGATCGCTAGATGGCATGCCAGTCACGATCAACAACTACGAAGATCGGGAATACTCCCATCTTGACTTGGCTGTCCTCGTGGAGCATCCGTCCACAGACGAAAGAAGCCCGCAGGAACGCTACAGGCTTCAGTCTGTTCAGGTTGACGGAGGAGGCACTTCCGAGTTTATGGTTGAGAAGTCCCTAGACTATCCAGCATTTCTGCGGAGATTGTTGAACCGTCGGCCGTAGCTTCGATTGATCGCGGGATCACCGCCGTCCTTCGCCACAGCTCCAGCTGCGCAATTTCAGTGAACACTGGTATTCCGCAATTGACTGCCGCAGCACATTCGATCTCCGCACCACGAGACTCGCCTGGGAGGCGCAGGATGGCGTCTGCAACCTGAACCCATGCAAGGCAGCCGTCGATCCATGTCTGCCACGGAAAGTCGTTGGCGTAGCCTGATTTCATGCTGAGCATTGGATTCAACGGGGCGTAACCTAGTTCCATTAACTCCGCCATCGCCTCGTCGGCTTGAGCGAAGTTCGTGACGGGGTTACCTAGTGTAATTGGCCCGCTAATATAAACTCGGATGTTGTTGCACATTAGAACGTGTTGTTGATTGATTGACTTAAAAGCTCAGCCTCGATCAGCTCTCCAGGGCCTTTGTGCCCCTTCGGCTTGATCCACTTCCCGTTGGCGTCACGGTGTCCGCCGTCGAACTTCTTTAGGTTGTCGTCTGCGACGATGTGGCGAATTGGCTCAAGGACCATGCCGAGACGCAACGCATTACCATTGACAGCGAAGTCAATATCTGCCAGCGCGTCAGCGGCTTCAGTCATTGACATCTTCTGTCCGGTCGATTGTAGCATGATATTCTTTGGCGAGATTGCATCGCCAGATGCAGACACGAGCATGTACCCGCACGACTCGACGTACTCCAGGGCCTCCTCAAGCAGCATGGATGCCGTGTGGCGAGCCTCGTGTTCGCTGAGTGGCGTTGGCGCAACTGGAAGTGAAACACCCATTTGCGTTAGGAACTTGCGAACCTTGTCCCAGTGTGACAGCCCGTCTCCATTGGCCATTAAGCGATTGCGAGCTTCGCGAGCTTGCAGCATCTCGCCAGGAACTCCATCAACACTGGCATTGGCGATGTAATCCAGTGTCTTGATAACGCCGTTTTCGAGCTGCGCAATAGTCCCGTTATTCATGACGGTCGCGTCGATGTATTCGTCTGGCAGGCGATGCTCACTCGCATGATCCCCCTTTGGCTCACACCCCTTGCGAACCACTTCTACAATGTATCCACCAATCCCAAGGATCGACTCCGCCTCAACCGTACTGCGAATGTCAGTCACGACATAGTTTGACGACAAATCCTGCTCAATTCGACGGCGGATCGTTGCTGCGTAGGTTCCGCGACCGAACGCCTTCTTGTCGGTCTCGCCTTCATCCTGAAGCATCTTGCGAATCGCAGGCATGCTGCGCTTGGCAACGTCCCAGCCAAGCAGGCTAATGACATCAACCAGAGCGATCGCGCTTCCGTCGTGCTTGCGCAGGTATGGGTTTTTTTCGATCAGCTTGTTTCGGATGATGTCTGCATGTGCCAGCCGCACCCAGCCGCGCGACACCAGGAACTCTGCGATTGTGTCTTTTCCTGCCCCTTGACCGCCGTGTAGACCCAAAATCATGCTCAATGTCCTTCTCGTTGATAATTACCTGATTGCCGTCTTCAGTGAAAATAGTCCTGAACCCGCTCGGGACTAGGCAGTGATCGGTTCCGTCTTCAAATCCTCCGACATAACCCGTCCTGCGACTTCCTTCGTCGATGTAGGAGACCATGAAGAGTCTGCGTAAGTCCTCCAGCATTTCACCCCCAGAGCTTCAGTCTCTGTCTCGATTCGTTCGATACCAAGGCATGTGTATTCGCGGCTCAGATCGACGCCAATGAAATTTCTCCCATTCTCAATGGCAGATGCACCAGTTGTACCGCTCCCCATGAATGGATCAAATACCAATCCCCCTGGCTTGCAAAGCGATTGTATCAGAACGTCAGGCACTTTGCGAGGGAACGGTGCCTCGTGATGTCCAGCGAGTTTGCTGCCAAGCTGACCACCAGCTCCACAGTCAATGATGTTTCCGTAGTTTACTCGCTCTGGCGGCTTGTACCGCTTGACCTCACGCGATCCATCTGGTCGCCTATTGCCCTTGCGAACACGCTCACCGCTTGCAGTACGGTGCGTTGGGTCTCCTCCTGGCTTGAACTTAGGAGGGCCGCCGCAGGCTGTTGGGTCGCTCCACGGTAGTCGTCCATGTTTACTGCCGACAATGATCGGCTCGTAACAGTTTCGGAAGAAATCTGACTTACCGCAGATGCCAAGTCGCTTATAGATTGGCGGTTTCCGCATCTTCACGCCAGCGCGAAGCAGGTCAGTGAACAGCAAAAATGGAATGCCAGAATACTCAAAATTTCTAGTGCGTCCTTCCACCACGAAGCATACAGCACCACGGCAGACACGAACGCACTCCAAAAATACTTCCTTCATCCACGACACCCACTCCTCGCCGACGAGTCCGTTGCAGTGACCGCGATAGGCCCTGGCGTCCTCGTACGGCGGAGAGGTGACGACAATGTCAACCGAGTCGTCGCACATGTCGCGCAGCAAGTCAAGTGCGTTGCAGTTGTAAAATGCAGCATACGCTTGGCTGGCAAATACTGACTGTGCGACGATATTTATATCGGTTGACATTGCACTGGTGAACTAGGCGGTTGCAGTTTCTTCACAGTCACAGTTGTCGCCGCACGAAGCAATTCCGTTTGGGTCGATGACCGTGATGTCGCCGCCAGCTTCCCGAGCGCCTTTGCGAATGTGCTCGATCACGTCATGGATCGCACTGCGAATACACTCTTCGTCAATGACGTTAAACATCACGAGTGCCTGCTTTGGCGGGCATGTAGAGCCCACCACGAGGCCCTGCGACAGTTCGTCGTAAATGGCTGATGCAGTCTTGTCGGACTTTGCGCATGCCTCCGCGAACACTGCCTCGGGTCCACGGTCCAGCACATCGTCGATGCCGTACACTTCGCCGATTTTGAGCAGCAAATGCGACATCATGACCTGAATAGCACAGTCGCAAAACACATCAGAGCAGGTCTTTTGTGACCGTGACACCGTCAGTGCTGCTGGAGAAAGCATGATTTCTCGCGTTAATGCCTGCGGAACCTCGCCATCACCATACGAATTAACGTCGTGCTCAACACCAGCGGCGTCTGTCACGATTACCTTTCGCTGCAAAACCAACGTCCCTTGCTCATTGACACTGTCTTCCAAAATCCAAGCAACCTTCATTGCTAACTTCCTTTATATGTGCGTGAAAAAGCGCCGCTTTAGCAAGAGTGTATCTAGGAGATGTGAGGCCACCCTCGTCGGCACGCGACAAAACCGATCCCAGCGATGACGCTCACCAGGAGACACGCTGAGTGAACTACCGACAGTTGCAGCGACGACCGCGACAGCGCTTGGCGACTTGGCGAACAACGGTCTTCGAGGACTTGGCAGCACAAACGCCGCCCGGACAATCGGATGCCTTCACATCGGTCGGCATCACTGCGAACGCCAAAAATGCAACTGCCCAAAACATCACACCAATCGAGAAGAATTTCATAACCTACCCTCATGAAAAGAAACAGACTTTAACACTTCCGGCTGAATAGCCGTTTCATCAGTTTGCACGCTAACAGGTTTTGGCTGTGGCGTCAATAGGGTTGCGAGCCCAATGCCGTCACATTTATCGCATCGGTCAAAAAGAGACTCTACATAGCACTCCCCCTTGCACGCATCACATAGAATGGAATCATTTTGCACGGCTAAACTCCTCAAGGACATCAACCGCAGCACGCAGATGGCCTGCTTGCCACTGAAACAAACCCTTTTCGCAATCGGAGATGTGCTGGCGATCTAGGCCAAGCTCATTGGCGATCATCGCCTGTGTCATTCCAACATCTCGACGAGTCGTTTTCACGAAGTCAGCGACAATCTCGATCATCTCGCTAGCGGCCCTGCGGTTCGCAACGATTAGGTCGATCATCTCCCTGGCTTCATCAAATTTCATCGAACAGCTCCAAGAGCATCATCATGGTAACCATCGCGGACAAGATAAATGCCAAGACAGCCATGCCTATTCTCCGCTAACGACTAACACAGCCTTCAGTCTTGCGAAGTTGTAGCACAAACTTGCGGAGCATTGCAATAGGCATTTTCGAGATAACAATGTAGTTTTGGCTGGAAATTTCCCAGGCATGCTCCTTGGCTTCAATCGACTCCATGATTGCATCGGATGGCTTGACAATCTCCAGTGGAATCTCCAGTGGAATCTCGCGGCGGAACCTGTATCCATTGCGCCAGTTCACCGTCCTGCCATCCTGGCGACGAAACTTTCGACCACCAGCGATGACGTGTTGTCGAGTGCAAGACTCTACCTTCGTAACCTGCGGCTCGCTATATCCAACGATGATAACATCATCGCCAACGACAAGACCGCGAAGCCACGCTTGAAATACCGAGTTATCCATAAACCGACTCCATCATGATGCTTCCAATTAGCTCCGACACTACCGGGATGACTGAGTTCCCTAGCGCCCTAAATCTGTCCACGAACGAGGGAACATCATTACGGCTTCGACAAAATCTGGGTGATAGCGAGTTAATGCTGGCCAGTGCTTCTCAAGGACTTTTATGCAGAATGGGTCTTTCTCGGCTTGCCAAGCGCACTGCATGCCAGCGCGCTCAAAGCCAAGGTCCATTCCTCCGATGCCAGTGAACAGTGATCCAAATTTCATAGGGCGAGGGCCGGAACCGAACCGGATTCTCCGCATATCAGACGACTTAACATGCGGCGCTTTACCATCAAGCTGCCCCCGCAGCGTTACTTTCCGTAGCGACGAGCAATTTCCTGGCGGCGTTTCTCGTCACGGCGACGGCGAGCGATGCGAATACTTGCGCACATGATCGAGATGTCGCGAGAGCGAACTGGGAAAAGTCCCGGCATATCACCGCCGTATTTGCGAAACATGCGGTTTCG